GTTCTTCAGCAATTGCTTTAATGAGAGAGTATGTGTTAACAGATCCACCAAGACCTTTGATTCGCGATGATCCCATGATGTTAAGATAATCAACATAAACTACGTCAGGCTTAAAGTTTTTCTTAAGCCTGAGCTCATCAAACAAAGCTCGAAAATGACCAACGTGTGCTGTAGCTGTAGGATATTCTTTTACAATAAGTTTGCCTCTAGACTTCTCCTTGAGTTTGTTAACTTTGGTATCAAAAAGTTGTTGAGGCAACGTCTCAAGTTGATCAATCGGGACATCAAGTAAATTTGCATCGATGCGCTCAGCAATCCTTTCTTCTGCCATTTCGAGAGTAACGTATAGTACGTTGAGTCCAGCGGCGAGATTGGCACTAGCAAAGTGACACATTGCCAAACTTTTTCCCACACCCGTACCTGCCAATATGATGTTGAGAGTTTTATTCGAAACACCACCTTTTGTAATGGTGTTAAGGAGCGATAAGTCAAACGGTATTTTATCTTCTTGAGCATGATAGAAATCGTATCGTTGGGTTGAATTTTCAAAATAGTCGTGGCCGACATTTGTATCAAAAGACACTTGAAGCGCCTTGGATAGTATTCCGGGGATTGCACCATCTGTTAGTTGTTTTTCCTTTCCATCGATGATGCTTATAGATTTGATGATAGCAAGATAGACTGCTCTATTTTTGCACCATTCCTCGGTAGAGTTCAGTAGCCATTCTCTGTCAATCTTCTCATGATTACATAAATCAAGAATTAAATTATGAATCTCATTCTTGTTTGACTTATTTATAAAATCAGACTTTTGAAACTCAACATCTAATGCAGATGAGGTAGGTAGTTTGTTGTAATTACCTAGAAATTGGAGTATTAGTTCGTATACAGGCCGATGCTCGTTTTCAAAGTATTCAGGCTTGAGGTGTGGTAGGGTCTGCCGACAAAATTCTTCATCATTCGTCAGATTCTTGAGTATCAGCTTCTGTAGATTCGTCATTAACTTTTTCTTCGATTAAAGTGATAAGTATATCACCCATAAAATTTTTAAACGCCTTAGATTTTTCTAATTTAGTTTTCTTTTTTCCCTTAGGAACTTCATTAATTGTAAAGTCAAATTTTACAACTGGTTGATCAACTGTACCTTTGATTTCAACTTTACCATAAGTGTATATTACACCAGTATAAGGACCTTGTACAACCTTTAATGCGTAAAGTTCACTGTCACCTTTTTCAACAAATTGAATATATCGGTCAACATTTAATTTATTCGCTGGCATCTTCAACCTCCTCTGTTACCATTTCTACTGTACCAATTTTAAACATCTTTTCAATAACTTGTGCAAAGTCAGTATTTTTAAAAATTGGTTCCCAGAAAGCCTTTTCTAAAGTTTGCTTAGCACGAACGTTTCCTGATAGCTCTTCGTCATTAGCTGGATTTTTTGCTTGGTACCAACCATTCTTAGGTTTAACAACATGCCCGCTTTTTAGAGCTACGTCAAGCAAACCAGACCATTTTTGGATGCCACCTTCCCAAGAAACTGAAATAGGAATTTTAGATTTTTCTTTAACAAAGCGCGACTTTTCAACGTTTATAACAAAGTGATACCCTTTAACTTCGGTGCCGTCTTTTTCTTGTCGGCGGCCAATAATCCAAACATTATCAGCAGAATACATTACACCAGTTCCGCCTGAAACAACCGCTTTCGGAAACATACCTTGTTCCATATAAGTATGGTTAATAGCAAGGAGAGGGATATCTTTAAGAGTTAATGTTGGTGTGATCATTCTAAACAGACCTTTAAGAGCTTTTGCTCGTGTCATATCAGCAACTGATTTCATGTTCTCAGCATCCTCAACTTCTTTTTTAGAAGCAATATTTCCAACAGAGTCAATTACAACGACAACTTTGTCTTTGCGATCAATCTCGTTTAACTGATGAACAATATCAAACTTGAGTTCTTCAATGTTAGTAACAGGTGTATGAAGTACACGAGAAGTGTCAATACCAAAAGATTCAAAGTATGATTGTGGAGATCCAAACTCTGAATCATAAAACATAAGAACTGCATCATCGTGTTTTTTTAAATAAGCAGCTGCCATTAAAAGGGCGAATGAAGTTTTAAAATGCTTTGACGGACCAGCTAAAACTGTAAGGCCTGATGCAAGGCCTCCGTCGATCGATCCAGAAAGCGCAACATTAATCATTGGCACTGGTGTTGTTGTTAGTTCTTTTTCAGAAAAAAGTTTTGATTCTGAAAGAATTGCTACTCCCGCTGAGCGGGATGTTTTTTTAAGTTTTTCTAATAATGACATATTCGTTCTTTAACTTGTAGATATTATACTATAAATTTATTCGTTTGTACAACACTAAATGAAAGATTCAATCGTTTGGACCGTTTCTTCAAATTCTATTGTTTGTTTTTTATTATCAGCAATAGCAAAATTAGCTTCACGACTATCTAATTTTCCATTAAGCCAATCTTTAATATTTAATGCCATGTCTGTAGCTGTACTAACAGGAACATTTTGACAAATCATATTAAGATTTCTTTTTCCTCCTTGAAGCTGAAAATCTTTTGGCATTTTCATAATTGCTAAACACTCACGAATTGTAAGATATCTATCTTCGTGCGGGTGTGTAAGACATGTTGGCATATGACCTACAAATGCACCGATATAATCCTTTGGTATTTCAGTCAATTTACGCATAACATTTCCTCCAGCTTTTAGTTTTTTATGGACCTGCAAGCATCTTTCTGCTTTTTTAGGATAACCATTGTCTTCCATCCACACAGCAACTTTATCATATTCTATACCATGATTTTCTATATAATCCATAGGATTAATAGTTTTTTCTATTTTATCAAAAAATTGTCTATGTGTAATACCACCTTCAATTTCTTCTAAAACGTATCGATAAAAAGGATTCTCTGATGGTGTACCACTATTTGTCAATTGGTTCATAGGATCATCATCAGACACAAAAGCGTTTATAATAGTGTCTTCAATTTTTTCGTGTGGGCGGTGATGAAAATGCATATATGGAATTCTATTTCCTTTCCAAAAGAAGTAAAATGATCTATCCCTAGTTTGGCTCAAACCGTGCAATTTCGATTTTGTTTTATACAAAAGTAAAGTATAACCATTTTCTTTTGCTACACCTCTTAGTTTTTTTACAATAGGGCCACCCATTTTTGAAGCAAGACGAGGGGCGTTTTCTCCCCAAAATACTTTAGGTTTAACTTTACCTAAAACGTATTTTGCAGATTCAACCATCCAATCATTTGCTTTATTGTCTGTTGAAGCTGATGGACTAAGAGAAGATAAACCAGCACATGGACATACAGCATTTACAACATCTACGTAGCTTTTCTTTTCATCACCTTCATCAATCAAATAATACGGAACTTCATTATTGTAATGTTTTAAAAGCTGTGAATCATTGTCTTGAAAAGGCGAATACGATAATATATATTCAGGTCTTTTTCCGAATGCGTTTTCCATTGCAATTGTTTCACCACCTATAAGTGGAACACAAGATGCGTAATTATATTTGTTTTTCATTTTTATCCAAAAAAGTTAGAAAGATCTGAGTGTTGATTAGAGTGCTTATCAGAATTACTTATCTTATCATAAAAATCATTGAATGATGAATCAGGAGAATTGTGTGAATAGTAATACTCATATGCCTTATGTCTCCATTCGTCTCGCATCACTGGATCTTTTCTTAATTGATTAATTAGCTGCATGTTTTTTGTGTGGTCGGAACCAACTTCTCCAAGCCAAATCGTACCATTGTCTTTATCAACTGTCATCGCATTACCTGTTTGTAGATGATAACAGTGATCGCCATAAGATTTTCTAAATATGGGAACACAACCCGATGCAACAATTTCAAGGTGTGTAAATTCAATAAAGTTTTGAATATATTCAGGTTGAAGATACGTCAATTGAAAACCAAACCCGCATTTAGATAACCTTTCTAACATTTCGGTATATTTGTACGCTGAAAATACATATGGTTTAGTGTTGTGTTTTAGATCAACCGTAAAATCGCTGTCCGGATGTTGAAAATC